ATTTACCGGAGCGGCGCGTTACCGCTGCGCGTTTGGAGGGCGAGGGAGTTCCAAAACCCGCACGTTTGCGCTCATGACCGCCGTTCGCGGTTACATGGCCGCTGAGTCTGGTCAGTCTGGCGTTATCCTTTGTGCGCGTGAACACCTTAACAGCCTTGACGAATCCAGCCTTGAAGAAGTCAAGCAGGCCATTCGATCTGTCCCGTGGCTGGCGGACTATTACGAAATTGGCGAAAAGTACGTTCGCACGAAGAACCGGCGCGTGTCGTATATTTTCGCCGGATTGCGTACCAACCTGGACAGCATAAAGTCAAAGGCTCGCATTCTGATAGCATGGATTGACGAGGGTGAGCAGGTCAGCGAAGTTGCGTACCAGAAGCTATTGCCGACCGTGCGGGAAGAAGGCTCTGAGGTGTGGGTGACCTGGAACCCAGAGAAAGACGGAAGCCCTACAGACAGGCGGTTTCGAAAGAGCCTGCCCGACGACGCCAAGATTGCCGAGATCAATTACTACGATAACCCGTGGTTCCCGTCAGCACTCGAAGCCCAGAGGCTTGAGGACCAGCGCCGATTAGACCCCGCCACCTATGCGTGGATCTGGGAAGGCGCTTACCTTGAGAACAGTGACGCGCAAGTTTTCCATGGCAAGATAAAGGTTCAGGAGTTCCAGCCCGGCAAAGATTGGCAAGGCCCATACTACGGCGGAGACTTCGGGTTCTCTCAAGATCCTACGGCAGCGGTTGAATTGTGGATCCATGGCGACGACCTTTACATCCATCGGGAGGCGTTCAAGGTCGGCCTTGAGCTGGACGATACAGCCGCTTTCGTGTGCGCCAAAATACCAGGCTTTGAGCGCGAGGTTAGCCGGTGGGATTGCGCGCGGCCTGAGTCAATCAGCCACCTAAGCCGTCACGGGCTCCCCAGAATACAGGCTGTTAAGAAGTGGCAGGGCAGTGTCGAGGACGGCATTCAGTTTCTGCGCTCGTTTCGCCGAATCGTGATACACCCGGAGTGTGAGAACATGCGCAAAGAGGCTAGAATGTATAGCTACAAGGTTGACCGCCTCACCGGAGACGTAACGACCAAGCTGGTCGATGCTCACAACCACGGGTGGGACGCAGTGAGATACGCAGTCGAGCCGATGATAAAAAAACAGGAGTTTGTATTCGCATGAACGCCCGAAAAGCAAAAGCCCTACGCCGACAGGCCCGCCAATACACGCCACACTTGCCGGAACACGACTACACCGAGACCGCCATAACCCGCCTCGGCGAATGCACCCGTGGCGCGTACCAGGCTCTCAAGCGCCAACGTTTCAATGACAACCGATAATCCGCTACAATGTAGCCAACCGATTGTCAACACAGGACTCCGCCATGTGGCCTTTCAGCCGTAAAATGCAAACCCCATTTGTGCCGGTTGAAAGCCAACTGGCCATGTCGATCAAGTCCGTTTCCCTGCCTGAACTGACCCCGCAATGGTGGCTGTTTGCCCGCCGTGATTATGATTGGGATATTGAAACCGCCGTTCTGGAGGGCTACCAGGCAAGCGCCGTGGTGTACGCAGCGGTTGAGAAGCGGGCCAAGCTGTTAGCCTCTGTGCCATGGGTGGCTGAGCGGCGCACGAGAGATGGGGAGTGGGAGCCTGCCGAGAACAGCCCCTTACAACAATTGGTTGACCGACCCAACCCTGACCAGTCCATGTACGAGCTGGTGTACCAGATCAGCCAGAGCCTTGACCTTGCCGGAAATGCTTACCTGTCCGAAGTCAAGCGTGGCCCTCGTGCCGTAGCCCTGTGGCACCTGCCGGCCAAGCACATGAAGCTGAAGCCAGGGAAAACGCGGCTGATTGACTATTTCGAGTACGACGAGGCCGGAAGCAAGGCGCGCATTGAACCGGAAGATATGGTGCATCTGAGGATGCCGAACCCGAACAGCCGATGGTTTGGCATGCCCGTTCTGATGGCGGCCGGCCGGGCCACGGATGTTGACCGGGAGTCCGGTATCTGGCAGAAAGCCAGCCTGCAAAACCGGGGCGTGATCGACGTACATTTTGAAGTCCCTACCGGCACCACGCCGGAACAAGTGGACGACATGAAAAAGCGGTGGAAGGAAAAGCAGAGCGCCCCGGCCAACGCTCGTGAGCCAACATTCACCAGCGGCAAGGTCACACAGATGGGCCAGACTGCTGTGGAGATGGATTTTGTGCAGAGCCGTAAGGCGGTATGGACGGAGATTGCCGCTGTGTTTGGCGTGCCCTTGGCAGCGCTGGGCTTCACCGAAGACGTGAACCTCGCTAACGCCGAGAGCATGAACAAACAGTTGTGGCAAGACACCATCATCCCTCAACTTGACTTGATAAAGCGCCAGCTAAATCACCAACTGGCCGGCGAGTTCGGGCCTGAGTTTCGTCTGTCCTACGACCTATCCAACGTACCGGCGCTGCAAGAGGGGCTTGATAAGAAGCTGGAAAGCGCCGAGCGCCTGTACCGTATGGGCGTGCCGTTCAACGTGATTAACCAGCACCTTGAGATGGGCCTTGATGAGATAGAGGGCGGCGACGTGGGGTATATCCCGAGCGGGCTGATACCGGCCTCGTTTGATGCTTCGGTAGAGGACTTCCAGCCAGGGGATGACGCCGATGGCGCGGACACTGACGGGGAATAACCGCCAACGTGAGCAGGCGTTACAGGAACTTATGATTCTGCGCCTGTCGCAACAGTTTGAGCGCCGGTTAGCGCGTGAGATTGCCAGAGCCATGCGTGCAGCGGCCAAAGCGCTGACTGATGGGCGTATATCCCCGGCTGACCAGATTCGAGAAAAGCATACCCTGCGGATTGAGCGCCTGCTGTCCACCTTGTACCGAACAGCCATGCAAGCCATGGCCGAACACATGACCGGCACACAGCGATCATGGCGCGGCAAGATTGAGCGCAAGAACCTGGATGAGGTGGAGCCAACCGAGGTCACTGACCGCCTGATGCAGCGGTGGATGGCCACGGTGGGCGCACGCAAGATCACCCAGATCACAAAGACCACGCAAGAAGATATCCGGCGCGTCATTAACCGGGGCATCCGTGACGGTCTCTCAGAGCGCGAGATTGGCAAGCTGATACGCGACCAAGCGCCCACCAAGTCAGCCAGCCGTGCCCAGACCATTGCCCGCACCGAAGTGCATGCCGCCAGCCAGGCCAGTGCGCAGAGTGTAGCGGAGGCATCCGGGCTTGATATGGTGCGGGTGTGGGTGTCGTCAAAAGGGGAGCGAACCCGGACGATTGCAGACGGGGCTCAGTTTGACCACCTGGCAGCGGATGGGCAGCGGCGCGGGATGAATGAGCCGTTTTTGATTGAGGGGGTGAATGGGGATGAGGAGTTGATGTATCCCGGAGACCCAAGCGGGAGCCCTGCAAATGTCATAAACTGCCGGTGCGCCGTGGTCATGGAATTAGCTTGATTTGTTATCGCGCTTGCTTTTTGTGCTATCATGTGCAAAACGCTTTAAGGGTTTGAGATATGGAATACAAAGCGCTGAGTTTTGAGGTCAAGGCGGAAAGTGACAACACCTTCTCCGGCTTTGCCAGTACCCCAGACCTAGACCAAGGCGGGGATATTGTCGTTAAAGGCGCGTTTGGCCGAACCATTGCGGAGCGCGGCGGCAAGCTCAAGATGTTGTGGAATCACAAATCTGACGCCATGCCCATTGGCAAGTACACCAGGGTGGAAGAGCGTGAAGGCGGCCTGTACGTTGAAGGCAAGCTCTCCGACACCAGCGCTGGCCGTGACGTAATGACGCTGTTGCGTGATGGCGCTATTGATTCAATGTCCATCGGGTATATCCCGAAGGAAGCTGACTACCGAGAAGACGGCGTACGGGTGATTAAGGATCTGGACTTGCTCGAAGTGAGCCTGGTTAACTTCCCCATGAACGAGAAAGCCGTAGTTACTCAAGTCAAAAACCAGTTTGATGTGCGCGAATTGGAGAAGTGCCTACGAGAGGTAGGTTACTCCAATAGCCAGGCGAAACGCATGGCCCCCGCTGCAATCAAAAGCCTGCGTGAGGCAGGTGCAGAAGAGAAAGAACTGGCCGATATGAAGGCCGCACTTGATCAATTTCGAAGCACCCTCACGGGGCAGGAGCAATAACATGGAAATCAAAGAACTGGTTGACGCCGTAAACGTCGCCAACACCGAACTGAAGAACCTGAAAGAGAAGTACGAGTCCGAGCTGAAGTCTGCCAACGATGGCAACGCCGAAGCCAAGGCCGCTGTTTCTGAGCTGAAAGAGTCTATGGACGACATGGCCAAAAAGCACGAACAGGCCATGAATGACCTGGTAGCCCAGATGAAGCGCCCCGGCTTTGGTGAGCCTGAGCAAGCCAAGACCATCGGCCAGCGTTTCGTAACCGAAGCGAAAGACCTGATGGACTCCGGCAACTTGCTGGGCAAGTCTGTGCAGATCAAGGACATCACCGGCACGGCTGCGTCCGGTGGCGCACTGGTACGCCCTGACCGTGACCCGACCGTATACCGCACCATTGGTGGCATGCGTCAGTTGCGGATTGCCGACCTGATTCCGTCTATCCCGACCAGCTCCAACGCGGTTGAGATTATGCGGCTGTCGAACGCTGGCGGACCGGCAGCACCTCAGGGCACTGTGGCCGGTACAGGCGCGGGCGAACTGGCCACTAAGGCCAGCACCACCCTGACTTGGGAGCTGGTAACGGTTAGCATCCCGACCATTGCTGTGCACACCAAGGCATCCCGCCAGATCCTGTCTGACGCGCCCATGTTGCAAAGCACCATCGACGGCGAACTGACCTACAAGCTTCAGCTTGAGAGTGACGATCAGCTGTTGAACGGTGACGGCACTGGCCAGAACCTGACCGGTATCCTGCAAGATGCCAGCATTAACAATGTAGGCGAACTGACAGTGGGAACGGCTCCGGCTGACGTTCCGGCTGCGATGATCGACCACATTCGTGCGGCGATTACCGAGTGTCAGAAGTCTGAGTACTACAACATCAACGGCCTGGTGATGAACCCGGTTGACTGGCAGACCCTTGAGACCGCCAAGGCGACCGACGGCCATTACCTGTTGGTGGCGTTCGCTGCTACCTCTGGCGAAACCCCGACTGTCTGGCGCGTGCCGGTGATCGTGACCAACGCGATTGCTGAAAACACGTTCCTGCTGGGAGACTGGACGCTGGGCGCACAGCTGTACGTGCGCGAAGGTATCAGCATTCGGACTTCCGAGCACCATGACGCGAACTTCATTCAGAATGCGATTACCATTCTGGCTGAACAAAGATACGCCATCGGAATCAGCCGTCCCAAGGCGTTCTGTAAGGGTGCGTTCACTGTAGCAGCAGTGTAATCTCAGGAAGAGATGAGAAAGGGGCCTTTATGGCCCCTTTTTTGTTCCGTGCAATTCGTGGTATTCGAGCCTTCTATCTATCTCAGACCTAGCGGCTTCGGCCTCTTCTTTTGTTTTAAAAGCCCCGCCCCACTTGTTTCTGCCATACTTAACATACCAAGGCTTATACCCCCTGCGGCTGTCGTAGTAAACGCCGTTAGCGCCACTTGTATTTCTGTCCAGAAGCCTTTTGTTTCTCGCGTTTTCAGAGTTACTAACCACTCGTAGGTTGCACAACCTGTTGTCTGTTCGGATTCCGTTTATGTGGTCAACCTGAAGACTGCCGAGGTCGAGGCCGCCAAGGACAGCGGCAACTCGGTGGGCGTACAGTTTCTTTTTGTTTATTGACAGGCATATATACCCGTTCTTAAAAACTGCCCCAGCCTCTTTCAGAGCGTTCTTTGTGTTCCACGTCCTGCAATCCGGCTCACGGCTAAACATGTCAGGCATTCGCGCCTTCCAGTAGAGCTTTCCGGTTTCAGGGTTGTACGAGAGATACTTTTGGAGTGTCGTTTTGTCTAGCATAACTACCGCCGTATAGTTGCGCCGATGAAATGAATGCGTGGAAAGCTAGTCGGCGAACCAGCCTTTCGGGAGCTACCCTATCCACCACGCCATTATACCACGTCTTTTACCGATACAACCAATAGGTGCTACAATAACCAAAACCCCAACCTCGGGAGCCTCCACATGCAATACCGCGTAGCCAAACCCCTGGCACACTATCAGCTGAATCAGGTCATTGACCTTGACCCGGCGCACCCGTATCACCAGCGCCTTGAAGCGGCTGGCATCATCGAGCCGGTAGCCAAAAAGCCGAAAGCCGATAAGCGGGAAAAGAAAGTCATTGCGCCCAAAGAGGTGAAAGATGACGACTCTGGCGTTTAATTATCGGCTGTTCCGGGCTTGCGGAAACTCTCGACTTAAATCTGCCGCCAAAGCGTGGGCAATGTTTGGCGGCTGCAAGGTAAGGATTTATCCATGACAGCCAAGACGAGTGACCCGCTGGCAAGCCCGGTAACGGCGCAAGAGCTTGCCGACTATATCGGCGTGGCGTCCACCGACCCGCTTCTGGCTGGCCTGCTGTTGGCTGCTACTGATGCGGTTATCCGGTTGTTGCAATACGACCTGGAGCCTCGCAACTGGACGTTAACGCTCTGGGATTGGCCGACACAGGGCGCACGCACAAGCCCGAACCTGTCACCCTCGCCGCACAACCTGAAGCGTGAGATTGACCTACCCTATGCAGCGGTGCAGTCCGTTACGTCTGTCACGGCCTATGGCGAGGCAGTGACCGACTTTGTAGCGCGCGAGAACAGCGTTATGTTGCCCGCTGGCGTCCCGGCTGAAGGCTACGGCGACAACACTGAGCCCGCCCTTGTGATCGAGTACAGCGCAGGGCTTTCCCCGATACCGGACAGCATCAAGGACAATATCAAGATGCTGGCGGCGTTCCTGTATGAGCACCGGGGCGAGTGTGACGTGAACGACGCCCTGACCCGCTCCGGTGTTGCGGTGTTGCTGCAACCGTTCAAGAAATATGGGGTGGTGTTCTGATGCAATGCTGCCAGATCACCGCCGGCAAGCTCCGCCACACCATCACCATAGAGCGCGAACAGGCTATCTCTGACGGCGCTGGCGGCTCTTATCTGACGTGGGCGACCGTTGCCACGCCTCGCGCTTTCGTCAAGCCCATGAGCGGCGGGGAGCGGTTCCAGGCCATGCGCCTTGAGGCGACCGTTACTCACAGGATATTCATTCGCTACCGGGATGACCTACTAACCTCCGACCGTATCAACTTCGATGGGCGGCTGATGCAGATTCGGGCGCTGATTAACCTGGAAGAGCGCAACCGGTGGCTTGAGATTTATGCGGATGAGGGGGTTTCGACGTAATGGCCATTAACCAAGGGTTCAAGGCAAAGCGTAAAGAGTTTGGTATTGAGGTTCAGGGTATAGAGGAAGTGCAAAAGAACCTCGCAAGTCTTGCTGAAGAGTACGGGAGGGCCGTGGCAAAAGCTGCCGTGGCGGGCGCTGAGCTTGTTAGGGG